TTGCTACCAGCACCACACCTAAGACGCTTACATCTTCTGGTGTAACATATCCACTTGTTTCTATTCGTATGGCCTCTGGCCGTACTGACAGTATTATTATTCCTGCAAATTTAAGCATTGCGCTTGAGCAAACGCAAAACAACAAGCCAGATATTATCCAATACAGGGTGTTGCTTAATGCAACTTTGAGCGGTACAAGCTGGCAAACCCATTACAACGGTAACGTCCAATACGACACAAGTTCAACAACCGTAAGCGGTGGTACCGACGTTGTTGGCGGTTACATTGTTTCTGACGGCACGCTTTCTTTAAGTGATGTACGGGATTTCAACTTCCAGCTGGGTCGCACTCAAGCTGGTGTCAGTGATGTATTTACGGTTGTTGCGGCTCCAACAATCAGCGGTGCAAAAGTTTATACAGACCTGTCTTGGTTTGAAATTGTCTAATTAATCTCCCTTACAATAGAAGTATTACAAAGAAACTATGTATACTCCAGGCCCCCAAACGGCTCCTGCTCCCCAGGCACCCGTTGCTCAACCTACTCCTGAGCCTCAGGCAAAACCTAAGGCACCTGGTAAATCAAAGAATGGTGATGTCGGGGCCTTCATCCAACAATGTATTTCCCTCTGTTCCTACCTCAAGGAACTTCAGACACAGTCCCATCTCATTCACCTGAACTACGAGGGGTCGAACTTCCTCGGGGTGCATGCATTCCTTGGAGATCAATACGAGGCTCATCAGACTCAATCCGATACTCTTGCTGAATTCATCAGGTCCATGGACTACCTGATGCCGATGTGCGCCAGGGGCCTAGCCGATGCTGGTCCTGGCATCCAGCACGTTACCAGCTACAAGGGATCCGATCAGCTCACCACGTACTACAAGAACCTGGAAGAGCTGGGCATGAAGACCAAAAAGCTAGAGCCCATTGCTGCCAAGGTGGGTGCCATCGATATTCAGAACTACATGGCTGAGCTGTGTGGTCAAGCCTTCAAGGCTGCATGGTTCATTAAAGCTACGTTGCGGAATGGTTGATGGCTGGTTTTGAGACACGAGCAATTTGGGGTTCTGATCCAGGGCTGGTATCAGATCGCTTTCGTTATACAGGCGTAAACGTTCCGCCTCTTGATGAAGAAGCGATTAAACGTATCCAAGAAAGTGCTAAGCAATTTGCGCAAGTGCCCCTGCCAAGTCCATCTGAGATTATTGCAGTACAAGATATTGAGCGTCTCAAAGCATTTGAAGAAGCAGTAAAAAAACAACAGCAACCTGTAGTCCCTTCTTCTCTTAATACAAGCCAGTTAAATCTGGAAGGAACTAACCCATTTGAACCTGGGCGAAAAGCAGCAGCACAAGAATGGAAGCGCCGTATTGATGCAGGTGAACCAGAAGGATCTGCATTTGATCGTTTAATGAGCGTCCGTGATAAAGCCATGGAGTGGGACGCCATGAAACAAGGTGCACTCCAACCAGGGCGTATTGCTGGTATTCAAGCAGCGCCTAGGAACCCTGATATTTATAGTGGTTCACAACCAGGTAGTCCCTTTGACAACATGCGGACTTCTCAAGTAGAGGCCGCGCTTAATCAACAAAAAGCAATCTCTGCTTTAGAAAATAACCCTAATGTTTTTCAACAACTACTGAATGAAGCTGGTAAAGAATTAAAAGGAGCCGGTGCTGGTATTAAAGAACTTGGGCGCATGGCAGCTGATGTTGTTGCGCCAAATAGAAATAAAGTTCCTAACTACATGCTTGATGTAGTTGAAACACCTGAATTTATAGAAGCCAAAAAACAATTTAGATACTTTGGTTCACTCCCGGAGGAATCAATTGCCCCTGGTGTTCTCTCTGAAAAACAAAGCCGTTGGCTAATTGATAATAGACGTACCCCTATTGTTGGTGAAGGTGCTTTTGGTTCTGTTACAGTTCCTACAAATACAAATACCGCATTCAAAATTCAAGAGAACAAAGCCAAACAATTCCTTGAGAACGAATTGAATATGGCTATTCGTACAGCTGAACTTGAATTGGGTCCTCAAGTTTATTCAGCTACGCTTCAGCCAATTCAAGGTAAAGAAGGAAGGTACAGGGGAATCACAAGAGCTGAAGCAATTCCTCATCGTCCTTTTGACCAACTCCTTCCAGAAGAGCAGCAATTCCTTTCCCTAGAAAAAAATAAACTAACTGAATCCTTGTATCGGGGTGGTATTAGTAACCGAGATAATCATTTTGGTAACATTCTTTTAAATGATGCGACTAAAAAAGCTGTTCAAGTTGACTCTGGACTTGCTAGGGATTACGACGCATTTGATGCCAATGATTTAAGTAATCGTTTAGCTAATATTGTTGAGGGTTTAAATGAATCAGGATTAAAAAACGTAGCCAAAGATACAAGTGAAATTGGCTTCAGTCTTATTAATGAAATAAGAACTAATCCGTCTCCTGAACTGTATGCAGAAGCGGAAAATTTCTTTAACAGAAGTGGAAATATCTTGATGAGTCAATCCAGGCCTCTTGCAAAACCTGTGCCTCCTTCAATCAGAAGGGCCAACAAAATTCCATTGCTAAAAACAGGCGGTGCTGCAATTGGTGCTGATGCCCTTCTTGGTTACGCCTTTGGTCAACCATTAGATCAAGCATTAGCAGATGCTGTTACGGCTCCAATTAGCTCTGACGCTTTAGGCGGTCGCCCTCTTGCGGCTATCGAACGTCTTGGTCCTAGGGGAGAATTTGTAGACACACGTACAAATACAATTCTTAGCCCTCAAGGTCGTTATACAAATACTGGTATTGCTATTAAAGGCGGTAAACCAATTGTTGTTCCTCGTGGTTCTGTTGCAGGCAAAGGTAACATCCTGACGCAAGGTGCTGCAGTATTACGCAACGCTGCCAATGTTTGGAAGCAAAGGTTGGGTGCGCTTGGTATTCGTTTCTAATCAACCTGACCACGGAACCATTTCTGTCTTCCGGTAAACCACTCGGCTAATGTCACCGGATCCTGTGGTCCTGTCAGATGATCACTAGGATCTGGCTCACCAAGATCCAAGGCATTGCAGAAATCATCCAAGTCATTGGTAGGTTGATCACCCTGAACTGCTTTGCGTCTTGCCTGACGTAACCATGTATCAACCGTGGGATTGCGGGCTGCAAGCTTTTGCACCCATGCCATATCTTTTAATTCAACCGGTGCGCCCTTACCAATACAGTCGCAGATGAACTGCACTCTCAGCCTTGTATCGGTCGACAGCATTTGTTTCTTCCGTTTGTATTAGTCTAGAGTGCTCTATCCTGTGACAGTTACAACACAAAGGAATACATTTTTTAATTTCATTTTCAATTCGTTGCCAGCTCAACCCAATACTCACCATCCGTGAGACGTTATTATCCTTATCCTTGATGTGGTGAAACTCGATAACACGATGGTCTTTCAACCCACAATGCTCGCACTGCAGAGTCTTCTTGTACTGCAGAAACTTCTGTCGATTCTTGTCGATGCGTTCCTTGTTTCTGGAACAGGGCACTTATCCCAATGACGAATAACTCCACTAACTATAAACACATTTGTCAATAGATAGCTGATAAATATCAAGGTTCGAATAATGGCAACCACATCTGATTCCTTGTTGCAATCAGACGCTTTTTCTCCTAGTGCCAAACACCACAGCCGCCAATACTTTTTAGTTGTCATCTTAATAAATGACACTTATTAATAAAATTAATAATCGAGAATGCAGGATTCGAACCTGCGACCCCCTGCTCCCAAAGCAGGTGCGCTACCAAACTGCGCTAATTCTCGTTGACGCCAGGAAAGGTAACCCGCAACCAACGACGGACCTCAGAACTGGCGGCCTGGGTACCCAGGACTTAGAGCCCGATCAAACGAGAGCGGGAACCGAATTATTCTACAGTCTTCACTTCATACATGTAATGGTTTGAAGTCTCCAGCTTCCTTTTGTTCTCCACGGAATAAACCGTCAGATCAATCTCGTACCCTGGGTTTTGCTTGATACGATTGAACGTCCAGGCGTTGTCGTACCAGATGATTCGGTTATTGGGGTACGCATAGTAGTTGCCATTCTCCATCTTGAAGAGATGCGCACACTTATGCTCAGGTGTCTCTGAGAAATTAAAGTCGGTCGTACCCTTGTTTTCCCATGACCAGTCAAGGGTGAACAT